TGTCTCTGATAAACATACCAAGGATACAAGCCATTACTATATGTTCTGTTGTGATTGGTTTCATTTACTTGCCTTTTTATTTCGTAAATTGGTAATTTTTATCCCCCAGAGATTTTCAATGTCTGTATATGGAACCCAACAAAACTTGTCTTTTTTGCCATAGAATGATCGATCATAAGTAACGTAAGGCTCTTTATCAAAACCAGTATATTTATAACCTGAGTAATGCCTTTCCCATAGTTTCTTTTTTGTCATATACCATAACGATTGTCTATCGACTACGAGCCATGACGATTCTTTCCTTTTAAATGCAATAGCATCTGCCTTACCTCTTACCCACCCAGGATGTCCAGAAATCCCCACATATTCGACACAAGCCATCTCGTCCTGTGGTTCCTTATCCTTGCGATTAAACTTCTTCATATCTTTAACATCAAATCTCAATCGTTTTCCCTGTAGTGTCCCTTCAATATCCCAATGTTCATATAAATCTTGTTTAATATTGGCTTTCACCACATCTTTTAAGTTCTTAGCAAATTCATCTTCGATTAGTTTGCCCTTTTTGATGTGATCAGACCAAGTCATTATTGATACCCCCAGAAAACCTAAACGTTATATAATGTGTATCAAATGAAACGCCAACCTCATTTGACATCCTTTTACACATCTTACTGGGGGGCATCAATTTTCTCCATATCTTTAAACTGCTCATCCATACAGGGGTCACAGATATATATTTTATCACCTTCACAATGAGAGCAAGTATAATTGTTGAAGACCGCACAATCACGCTTCACGAGTCTATTCATTTCCGTATCTATTGTCAAGACCGCATCATTCACAAGGTTGCCAATCTTTCTTATTTCAGAAATTAGAAATGACCTAGACACTGTATCAAGGTCTAGTTCCGTATGGTTCCATATTTTAGACACATTCTGCCTGAGTTCTTTTAGTTCAACAAGTTCTTTCGATTCCCAAGGGTACATATTCACTCCTTATAGTTGCATTAAGTTAAACAATTTGTCTGGTGATGTCAAGTAAAATCTCGTCATAATCTGCATCAATAAAATTAGAGTATGTATTCTTCTTTTCTTTTAATGCATCATACCATCCTTTACCACGGCTTTCGATAGCCCATTCAACAAATTCTGCTGGAGTCTTATGTGCTGAAAATTTAGAAGAAAATACATGACACCCGACACATAAACAAAATCCATTATAAATATCCCACCTAACGCACATTATAGATCGTGAATAAAAATGGTGGGCATTAAGTCTGGATGTTTTGTTGCAAACTTCGCACATTCCATTTGTTCGGATAGTCTCCGACCATGCTTTATCTAATTTTTTTATATTAATTCTTTTCATTTGAGTATTCCTTGTGGGGGTAGGATTAGTACCCCCACTACATTAGAAACTAACGAGCTAGAAGGGGAAATCTTCTTCCTTCTTATCGTCTTTAGTGGCTTCAGAATTGGCTTCGCCTGTTCCTTCCAATATGCCTAGTAAATAATACATATTAGCTTCCACTATTATAACATCCCCATCGGTTAACGCCCCTTTTTTAACACCCAGAAGTTCAACCGCAAGTTTTAAACATACTTGCTTATGAATATCGTGAGTCCTATCTTCCACTTTTGCTACGGGTGTCGCTTCGGACTTCGATGGAACTGTTCCTTCTTGGGGTATGATATTCCATCCATACTTTCCAGGAGCAAACTCTTCCTTGCGGATATTAACCTTATCCCCTTGGCGGAACTTAACCAGCTTCTCGTGTAGAGCATCGGTGGCGAAAAGACCCATCTCGGTGTTTTTGTGGTTAAATGCATACAGATGCCATGCACCATATGAATTAACACCTTCCTTGGGTGTATCGTACATAAACTCTACGATGTGGTCTGCATCGGGGCTTATCTTTAGAGTTGCTTTATTTTCCATTTACTTGACTCCTTGCTTTTTCGGTTAGGTCTACATAAGATATTGATGTTTCCATAGAACAGCATTCTAAATATACTCCCCTTTTACCATACTTCTCCATGTAGTGATTAATTGATTCTATCATATGTGCATAAGTATATCTACTTTCTGTCATCTCGCCTTCATCCATGTTCTCGTATCCGTCCCAAGCCATAGTAAACCAGTATACTGTATCGTGTTTTGGTTGTTTCCTAGGTCGCATCTTGAACCTTTCTCACTGTGCATGAGTGTCTTTCTAATAATTTAAAGACCTGAGTTTTTATAAAAGCTATCTCATCTGGTTCCATTTCATCGGGATATATAACAACATACTTCCCTTGTGATAGTTCGCTAATGGCAGTTTCTTCTTTTGTTTTCATATCTGAATTTACATCCTTTACGATAGTTTGTCAAGCATTATTTTGGTAAACTTCTCATTATAGCTTGTCTCTCTTCTGCTGATAGTTCGCTTTCCAATTTACGGGAAAGAGAACCGCACTCAACACAACTATAGGATTGGTATTTATTGCTAATAGTTGTGTAGTATCCGCCATTTGGCTTTAGTTCGTCACTTCCACATGATGGACATCCTTCAACATCGGAGTAAAGATTCACGTTTGGATGTGACTTAACCCACGGACGTAATTCCATGTAAACTTCTTCCAATAGCCTTACATCTTCTTCATTATAGTCTAACATCTTTTTCAATGCCATGCGACTTCCATGTAAACAATCAGTCCACAATTTAAAGTTAGTGGCAAGTTTATTCCTATTGGTCATAATCTGACTAAGATAATCTAACTTGTTAGAAGAAAATGCAAATGATTTCTTCACAACCTTTAGTGTATCGATAGATAGGTATGGTGATGGCGGATATAACCCGTTCATGTGGAAACGAGTGTTCAATTTTTTCAAATCAAACTTGTCCCCATTGTGGGCAATTAAAATATCAGCTTGGTCAATTAGACTCCAGATGCTACCTATGATACGCTCATCATCTCTGTTGATTGCTTCCTTTGGTGTTTGCACATCGGACATAACTCTGGAATCAAAAAGCCATTTAGCTGACCAGGATAATACATTCCAATCCTTTATAATGTTATTAGGTTGAATATATTTATTCCCAATTAATCCCCAAACATAAACTTCCATCGGAGTAGTCTCAATATCAAACAGGAGAATCTTCGCACCACCGCTATCGTAGTATGACCCCCACTTGCCACAATCTATGCATATAAATCTTTGCTTTCCGTTTGTAACGCCTCGTTTATTAATGTGTTTACTATCACATTTCTTACATTTCATATTTGCTCCATCGTTAACCACTTATTCAATGCCTTGTCCCATTCGCTTAATGTGGCATCGTTGTTATTTAACCGCACCCATACTTCATCAAACTTCTCGTGCAGTCCTTCTCTCATTTTACGCTTATGGTAGTTGTATGTGACCTTACCCTTGGTCGCATATAATTTATCCAAATAACGCTTCTTTAAATTCTTCTTGGTGTTCGTAGTACCTTCCGTTTTTAACATCATAACTGAGTTTCCCCTTTCCTGGTCTGCCGTTTTTGTATTGAAATCTAACCTTATGAACATGGACACCAACATAATCGCTCTCTTCGTTTTTATGCCTATGTATCGTGATGCAGTTCTCAGGTCGATTATAAAAATTAGCACTTCCACTTATGTCGTAAGGAGTGGGAACAACAGGCTTCCTGTTATTATCCATTTCCATCTTTCTCGGATGAGCCACTATCCATATATGTAATTCATTTATCTTGGCAAAGGCACTCAAAAGAGAAAGAACCCTAGACACATAATTAGTCTCAGTTTCGCCCTGACGTATCTTATGCTCAATAGTATTCCAAGGATCAATTATAAGCCCGTTAAGACCATACCTGAAGTTCAAAATACGGGCTTGGTCGAGTATACTCTCGATGGTTATGTTATCATCTTGAGTACCAATGAACTTAATATAGTCATCCATCACCGCCATTGAGTTTCTTGCCGTTTCTTCACTCATTTTATTATCTCCCCAAAAGGCATCACCTGAGAATTTTCCAACCAGTTTTAGCAGATGGTGTTTAACAGGGAAGTTCTCAGCCGAAAATACTCCAAACTTCCACGAATAGTCCTGAATCATATTAATCATTAGGGCATCCATCCATTCAGATTTTCCCATATTGGGAACTCCCGTTATAACAGTCACTTCGCTAGGTGAGACTCTATAATACTCGTCCAACCCAACCCACCCTGTACTCAACCCCTTATGGTCGGGCTTTAATAATAAATCGATTGCTTCTTCGGTAACGTCATTGATAGATATAACGCCTTCAATCGGATAAGGATGGGCTTGAGTTATAATTTCTACAACTCTATCTTGCCCGTGTTTTACGAGTACGTCATTCATATCCTTGCATCCTTCGGGATAGGTGACTCTACAACACTTTTCCCGACCAATCCTTCGAGATAACTCATCTCTCATGGCATGACCAGAATCATCGTCATCCATAGCTAATATAACCATTTGGGCATTCATTAATTCTTCTTCTGCTGACATCAAATAGCTAAACTTTCTATCAGTAGGCTTACTTCCTGGTGCTATGGCTCCATCAGGGCAACTAATAACATTGTTATATCCACATTCCACTAATGACAAGGCATCCATCTCTCCTTCAGTTATTATAATAGTTTCCATCCCCTTTACGTGGTCAATTCGATAAAAACATTTCTCAGCGTTTTTCTCTTGTCTGAATTTCTTATCCGCAGTACGGGATTTGATGTTCACAACTTCACCATTTTTATAAAAAGGAAATTGTATCCATCTATTCTTATAGCCAATGCCTTCATTTATTAATGTATTGACAGAAATACACCTATCGCTAAACCACCCTATAACTGACTCAGGTAAGTCCGTTTTTGGCTCATCGGGTTTAACTAGCTGAGTAGGAACAGGCAAGGGCTTCTTGGTATCCCCCAGACCGCCCTTCCACCCACAATGATGGCAATTCCATACGCCTTCATCGATGTTCACCGACAGGAATGGCTCACTCCCTTTTTTACGCTGATGTGAACATTGGGGGCATTGAATCTTTTCTTGCCCACCACTACTCTTAATATTAATTCCATGATCTTCAAATGTCATAAATTAACCCTTGTACCTTAAATGTAAGTTAGCAAATTTAGTTAAACCATTGTTAGATGTGGTTCTTAACACCTTCAATGAAAGTAAATGGCTCATCCAGAAGGAATCGTTGGTAGCCCATTTTATGACATTACGTACGTCATCTTCCTTCCATTTGTCGATGGTTATAAGTTCGAATATAGTGTTTATAGAGCCGTTTATAAGGCTCATGTCCTTTCGCCAATCCGCACTAATATACTTCGGCATTTGTTCGTGTTTGATTTTATAAAAACCATTTACTATCTTTTCTAGAAATGCCATTTGTTTTTCATTAATTGCTTCGTTGATGTTTATTTTGTTCTTATTTATAGAGTTTATATATATAATACTATTTATAGTAGCTTCGTCATTCTTAGGGGTATCGGCATTATTAAGTGTAGTTATATCTGCACCTAGTGATTCACCCCCACCTTGTAAATTTAACATGGCTTCTTGCAATTCAGAATTACCCCCACCCTGTAAATTTGTATAGGGTAATGGCATAATGTATCTCTTTATAAATTTATGTGAGTCTTCCGCTTTTTCAATTACAACCGCTATAAATTTGCCTTGTCTTAAGTTGGTCATAGCCGATGAGATGGTCGTTTTGGTGCATCCCAAGTGTTTTGCGAAGTGTATATTATTTTTCAAACAGACTCCACTTTCATTCAAGTTGGCAGTAATTTCTGAATATACCACCTTATCCCTTGGTGTAAGTTTAACATCGTGCCTAACGTGAATTGGTATATATCCCATAAAACTCATATGTGTTCCCTCATATATTCGACTTCATCTCCCCAATCGATAAAATCATCTTCCTCGTTAAAGTCAGACCATTGCTTACAATCCGCACATACGCCTGTCAGCACTTCATGGACAACTTCCAGCGAACCAACGGGTTTAGCCCCACAACATTCACTTAGATTATTTATAGAATCTGATATAATTATCGGATTATTCAGCAATATGTTTTTCATATTTTTACCTTTTTATTATTACGCTCCAATTTGATTGCCTGTTCACGCCACCAATCACGTTTGTACTCCATGATGTTTAGCATGGTCTTAAAATAAGCCATGAAATATAACGCCAAACATATAGTCAATCCAAGAAATATAAATCCAAGTGTTTCCATTAGAACTCTCCCATTATGTGATCTTCGATCCAATCACAGATTAATTCATGTGTTTTAAATTTCATACTCAGGTCTTTAATATAATAAAACCATGTTTTCTTATGGTATATAATACCCATGTATTTATAACTTGTCATTTTTTATTCTCCCCTTAGTTTTTATCAAGTTTTAAGCATTGTTCACATCTAATGGATTCTACGTCTAAGTGATTTAATTCGAGTTCGCTAAGGTCATTTATCGTAAATCCTATAAAACCGAATAACCCATCTTCTTCAAAATTACCAGCATTAAATGAACCACATTTTTTACAAATATCACAATGCGACCATCCAAACTCTGTATCACATTCTTTTTTATGTTCATAATTAATCATTTTTCATTCTCCTTTACTCGTTTAGAATTCCAGGTACGACTATCTTGTCAAAATATTGACAATCCTTACCTTGTGCAATTAAGCATTTTTTACCCGCCAATTTCGAGTCAATTATCATTTCACCTGTACGGGATATAATACACCCCAAGCATTTATAACCCGTATCATAATTGGCACAATATTTTAGTACATTCAGTTTATTATTCTTCAATCCGAACTCCATAGTTTGCCTCTGAAATTGTACCATGCAACTTATCAAGTTTCTGAAATTCATTCATCATCTTATCAGCTTTTTTTCTATTAGTAAAAGTGGCATATACAAATCCTGTATTTAAATCCATAACCGCATATACTTGGTTCTGCTTTTTTTTATTATTCATTATACATCATCCTTTTTTAAGATCAAAGCCACTATTATAACTGTAGCCATCCACATTGAATTGATTAAAACAAACGGGTTTAAAATATAATCAATCATTTTATTAACTTCTCCTTTATTTTTTTCTCAACTGCTTTTATTACTGCATCATCTGATCCCATTATTACCACATGGTCACTAAACCAATCGTCTAGCTTTGTTTTTTTCTTGTCTTTCATTATTTCACCACCTTTATTAATCCATTCTTCATGGTTACAGAAGCGAAAAATTCACGCCCCTTTCTTTGTGAGAATTTTGGATATTCAGGTGAGTAAGGTCTGTTGCAACCGACAAACGTGCCATCAGCTTTATATTCCAGACCAAAGAATGAAGTCTCAGTATAATCCAGAGATTCCCCGATAGATTCTTTCATCTGTTTTTTAGATTTGTAGTTTAGTATCATCATTGTAGTATTTCCTTTCGTTTAAGTGGTTGAGTTTATAACAATTATAAATGCCTGTCAAGTCTTTTTTATAGAATTATCTATATTTATTGAATAATTTCTTCATTTTGTCTCATCAAATTCCACTCGCCAAGCAGTTGTGGATAGCCACCTAGAATATAAGTCTTTGGCATATACTTCCGCCTCTTCGAATGTATCGAATCTTAAGGCATTGGAATACCACTTTTGGTCACTTCCAACCCTTACTTCAGCTTTATACTGACGTTTTTTATCTTTCATTTTATAACTCCTGTTTTATTAGTATGGTAAAATATTTGCATCTATGTAGTCAATTATTATTTGATTGTTTGATATATCAATTTCAAACCCGTTGGTAATCATGTACGAATCATCATCGTTTAATTCATCATAAAACCCATCTATTTCTGCTTGGTATTGAAGACAAAGCACAGTATTCCCAATCATAATGCCGTTGTACTTTTTTTCTTTTCTAATTTCAATAGCCCCAAGCCTATTTTCTATGGCAGTATACTTCATTTTATAACTCCTCTTTTATTACCATTCGTTTAACATATAAGTAAGCATCTGCGAGAGCATAAAATTTTTCCCATTCTTTCTCGGTTGCTCCAACTAGTTGTATGGTTTTCCCGTGACTCTCAATGGGTTTTTCAAACCATGATTTTAATTCTTTTTTGTCTTTTTTTGTCAATTCCATGTTGTTTCCCTTTGTTTGTTAGTCGAATTTATAACCATTATAAACCTTTGTCAAGTTTATAATTTATAATTCATAAAATATAAATCACAAAATATAATTAACAATTTATAACACATCATTTATAATTGACCATTTATAAATGTTCCCAAAATTGGGAATTAATCCCAAAAAATTGGGAATTTTACCATTTTTCAAATTTGCCCATATTCGGACTTTTTTCCTGGAGGTGAACATGGGTAACACTTCCCTAAAATCTACCCGTATTCGCCCGATTTGAGCCGTTAAAAAGCATTTCAGCACGTGAGAAGGTAACAAAAAACCCCATAAAATTACGGGGTTTTAAGTTTGTGAGTAGTTGTTTTTT